CAAGATAAGTGTATTTAGTCATTTAGTTTATAGTAATTCATAGTTTTAAGTAACATACTTAGGTTCTTTTCGAGCTTAAAGTTTTGACACATGTTAAATGTATAATGTCTCTTGAAACGGATTACACCACTATCCCTGGTCAGATCTATGCATGCCTTTCGATCATTGGACCTGAGGCCCCCCAGAAAAATGACAAGTTTGGTATCAAGATTCGTGGTGCGTTCGCTACCCGCGATGAGGCTGCCAACCACGCCAAGCGTCTTCAGAAGGAGGATCCCACATTCGATATCTACGTGGTTGATATGTATAAGTGGCTTCTCATTCCTCCCGATCCCACGAAGATTGAGGATGTTCATTACACCAACGAGAAGCTCGAGGAGATTATGAGTGGTTACAAGGAAAATCAGGCTCAGGCTGCTCGTATGTTCCAGGAGCGTAAGACGGCTATGATTGCTGGTACTAATCATCACACTCCAGGTGATGAAAACTCCAAGTTTTACACCAAGCCCGATGAGCCCCCTATCTCCCACCCAGCGGAGGTTCTAGAGCGTCTCAAGAAGGAAAAGCCAGATGCGAACATGGAGGAACTCGTAAAGGAGGCGGATATCATCGTTGCAGAGGAGATCAAGGAGCGCCAAAAGAAGCGGGAGGCCGAGGCCAAGGCTTCGACTGATGGAAAGATGGAGGAGATCCCAGAAGAGGAGGGCGAACCTGAGGTTTCGTCCGCGTAAATAATATAATCATACAATAAACAAATGATCAAGATTATTGTTACAATAATTTTGGTGAGTGCCTTTTTTATTTTGTTTTTTAATCCGACTTTTGAACTAAAAAACAAAACAGAACTTGATGTCACTGCTAGTACTACAGCTGGATTTATAGAAGATACAGATGATGCATTCATCAATCCTAGATATCCAACTCAATTGTTAAAGCGTGATGCCTCGGGTGAAATTAGACCCATTTATGGAGATATTGGTACATTCGTAGCATACTCAAGTGTACCTGAGGATCACTGGTTGCATGGTTTTCCCCATGAAAAATCCTAAAAGGAAAACTGCAAAGGCTATTATCCAGGTGGATTTATCAACACTCGCAAATAAATCAAATTTGACATTTTCAGGTGGGGGTGGGGGTGAGGGTGGCATTGGTGGCTGCATAGGATACTCCATATAATATGGTGGTTCCTCCTGTACAGGCTCTTCATTCTTCTCAATATTGGGGTTATATTCGATGGGATTACCTATGTCAGTTTCCATTTTCTAATATAGTTTCCGTTTTTTTTAAGCATCTTCTGACTCACTCTCATCATTTACAACGAAACCCTTAAGATTTCCATCATCATCCGCGTCACTATCATCGTCTGATTCAGATTCATCGGAATAACACTCTTCTTCTGTGTCTATGTCTGAATCAAAGTCGGTATCGTGTTCTTCGGGGGAATAGTCATCCACGAGAACATCTTCTGTTGGTGTAAAAAAGTCAGGTTTCTTTATCTTACGTCCTGAACGTCGAGGATTCATTATAACATATTAGTAATTACTGTTTAAGTATCTTTATAATATTGGAAGTTAAACGATGTATTCTAGCTGTATTTTTTTTACAAATAGGGCATAATTGCTTGATTTCACTACATTTTTTTATTTCATACGACATGACAGAACTCTCATGGAATCCACTGATCATCTCGCAGTACTTGGAATTTGTTAGTGCTAAGAAGTTGTTCCCTTTTTTGGTGATGGTCAAAACCTGTAAGTCATTTGAATTATTCATGTACGTCTTGATAAATAATTCGAGAGGCTTTTTAACGTCACCATACTTTACAGGTGGTTTAGAGACTCTCGTTTTGATTTCTGGACACTTTTCGATGTCCCCCTTTTCTGGATACAACCGCTGAACGATAACAGATGGTAGTTGATATCTTCGACCACAAAAGTCTTTACAAAACCCATCGCGGCGTCCTCTGAGTGTTTCACATAGACAAAAACATTTTTGAAGAATTGTTTGTCCGCTCACAATAAACCATACATGATTAGATCCATGTTCTCTTCTGAGATTTTCACAATATTTTGAAGTTGTCTGAGCGAGATATGTATCCTTCTTCTTGAAAAGTTTCGGTATATATGCATTTGACTGCCCCTCCATATTTGTTCGAACAAACTCTTCAATCATACCCCTCAATACATCGTCACGCACTTCATCCTTTGTCTGTGATGTCGTAAAAGATCCCTCTTTGATTCTCGTCGATGGGGGTTCCACGTGAATTGTCTGTGTTACATTGGTACGAACAACGGCCATTTCTAGGATTTCTAATGTTGGTTCCTGACCAATCTGTAATATGGCACTGAGAGGGGGTCCTGGCTTATACACGAAAACTGGGAGATAAGCAAGTTGATCTACTTTACCTTTGTCACAATCCGAACACCCTTGACCACCACATACATTATGTTTCACCCTTTTGTAAGACCACGGCATACGAAAACCACTTCCGCGCGTTTTTCGTGTAGCATCTCCATATACAGCAGCATCTATGATATCATTCCAGTCTGTTCCACCCTTAGCTTTAGAGAGAGCTACAAGAATATGCTCACGAAGTGCGATAGCAGATGGTTGATCTACAACAAAACCCTTCCAGTTAAGATGCACACCAGTTTTGATAAGATCACCACACTTTTTGGGTGGCGAGACGGAAATGAGACAATCACGACCACCATATGATTTAACCTTATCACATATAACCTTGCATATACTTTTGATATCATCTAGCTCTAGTGCAGTGTCATCTTTGTAATCGATATCCACAAAAAAGTTATACGTATCGCTTTTTTGTTCAACGACGTAAAGTCTTTCACCCGACTTCACTGCCTCGATATACCTCTCATGAAAATCATTCAATTTATCAAATGGCACGGAGAGGACACCACCGTCCATGAGCACATGTGATAGATTGGTTGCATTGTTAAACTTCTGATTTGCACACCAACTCTTAAACATATCTATGTAAAGACCCTATTCTCTAAACCACCTCATACAAGAAACATCCTGGTATTCCTTTCCTTGAGAAAGCTCTTTTTTTATAGTTAAAAGTTCATATACAGTTTTAGATTCATTTTCCTGGATCCATTCGGCAATTTCTTGCTCACACAGACCTCTATTTTTTTCGAGGAGCTCAGATATTTGCCTCAATATGTAAGCCTTAGACTTCATTATTTTATAGAAAATGTTTTTCTATTAAAAGAACTCACACAGGCATAGAATTGGGGGTTATTGATCACATTATCTATAATAAGCTTCCATCGCTTACGTGTGTTAAATTCATCTAGGGTATCGTAACTCATGAAATCATTTTCATCATAAGTCTTTCTGATTGGTTGTTTCAACATTTTTTTCAGATTTGTTTTGTGCTTCTCTTCATAAAACTTTTTGATTTGTGTATGTTGCTCAGAACGTGTGAAATTCACGAAGAATATAAAGACATTATATTCGAGGTCCACTGTGGGACTTTCTTTGACAGTAAATTTGAATTCGGTATATTCGCCATTTTTTAGGGAAACCACACCTCGTGTCTCTTCCTCTAACTCTCTAAGGGCACATCGAAGGGGGTTGAAAATTTCTCTTCGCCTGCATCCACCAGTGACAAAAATCCAATCCGTGAATCGACGATCCCTCACCGTGAGGAATCTCGGTTTCCCATCAATAAAGCTAACCGGTATTGCAATCGCTTTGTACTTTTTCATTGCGCATTCGCAAGTTATAATAAGAGGATATGTTTATTCAGCTACTTTTCCCCCTTTTGAACGTCGGTCTCTGGTTCTGGTTCTGGTTCTGGTTCTGGTTCTGGCTCTTTGGTGGGCTTCTGTTCTACTGGGGCGCTAAGATGCTTAACAACCTGGGACGAGAACATCTTGAAAGAGTTCATTTCCTCCTTGGTCTTGTTCATTTCTCTGAAGAGGAAGATAATACCCACAGCACAAATGATGGTTGCAGTTAGCATGAGAGTGTCGCGATTTACAGGAATCATATAATTATCTTTGTACTTTTCCTTTTAAGTAATTACACCCATAATGGTTCTACCCGGGGGAGGGCATTCATAGGGTGACTGGGCAAATTGGACGGCTTCGTAATGCGTATTTTCACATGATTTTTGGGTCGGTGGTGTGGGCTGACCGACAAACTTTTCAAGTGTCCTGGACTTTGGATCATACGTCAATACAAAAACGATGGCGAGGAGGAAGATAACCTTCCAAAACATAGTTACTAATTAGTTAGAATATAAAAGACCACCCATACCATTCTCAATGCGGAGCACGTTGTAATTGACCGCGTAGATGTCCTTGTCACTGTTGGCAGTATCATTCACGATACGGGCCGAATCAAGGCGGGAGAAGTTGAGAGAACCGGTGGGTTGAAGCTTACCAGACTCGAGGCAGAAGGGGTAGAAGAAGAGCTTGGTACCACGAGCATCATTCGCATGAGAGGTGTGGTAGTAAAGGGGCACACTGGTGAAGTTGGGGTTGGCAAACTTATAGTCTGCCACGTCTGTACCGTTAATCTGAAGCTTAAGCTTATTACCGGCGGTGCTCACCATGGTGACGTTCGTGGAGTCACCGGCAGCTAGATACTTCACAGGATGATTAAAGTTCAGTTCCTGAATCTTGGAGTTAGAAGCCACAGCCTTCTGCACCTGGGTCATGATCATGTTCTGAGGTTGAGAAGCGAACATCTCACGCTCCTGGGTGTCCAAATAGGCATAGTTCGCGTAGACCTCCCACTTGGAGCCAGCGGCCTCACCACCCCAAGTAATGCGAAGCTCGACATCGTGGTACTGGAGACTAATGAGGGGAAGCGCCGACTGCCAGTTTTCACAGAAAGCAAACCTGAGAGGGTAGAACGAAACGGAGCTGGTACCATCATAGAGACCGGCGGCGACCGACTTTGAAGAAGAGTGCGCGGAGAGAGTGGGGGCAATGAGAGTAGAATAGGTCGAATCCTGGTCATCAATAACTTGCCCGCCCACAAGGAGTTCAACCTTGGAGATCACTGTGGTCCAGTTAGTGAAAGCATTGGCGGCGGAACCATCACCCGTGATGGGCATGAGATAGACATAACTGAGCATGTCACCCTTTCGCTCGAAGCGGACAGTGGACATACCATTGTTCGAGACGTTGCCCTGAATGACCTGACGTTCGACAGTTTGGGAGAAGTTTGTATGACGTTTATAAGTGGATCGGAAAAAGCTGACCTCGGGCTGGCCTACGAGGTGCACATCCTGAGCACCTACGGCGACGAGTTGGGCAATACCACCAGACATTTTATATTATAGCAAGAGTTTATTTTTTCATGAAAACCTGGCACACTGTCTCAACTTTTTGAAAATATAAGTGATACACATATATATTTACTTTCATTGGTAAGTACAGTAGAACCAGTATGAATGGTATTCCATGTAGCTGGCAACACTAGTGATTTTCCAGCCTCTGGCTTCGCAACAAATCCATCTATAAACTTAGTTTCACCACCTTCAGTAATTGTATTTAAATACGTTATTATAGATAACAATCCCCTGTACCCACTGGGTGTATCTTTTGTAGCAACGGAATCATTGTGCCAAGGATATCCATTACCTTGATCTATTTTAGAAATTACATATCCGCGATCAAACATTCCATTACTTATACAACTAACATTGCGCTGTGCATCTTTGAGATTGGTTTTAATGGTTAAATACTCCAGTAGTTCTTCTAAATATATATTTACACACTCTGTGATTGATTCAGCAATTCGTGTATTAATATTACTCCAATCATCATAACTACTAATAAAAAGCTCCGTGGAGTTTTTTAATTCGGTGTCCACTATGTTACGATTATATTGAACTAAATAACCCCTTTGCTTTCGCGAATCTTCGTCAAACTTTTTGATTATATCTTTACACAAATCTTCGGAAAATACATTTGGAATCTGAGAAATCAGAGAGTCGTTCATTCTAGTGTATATTAAAGTTAAATGTTTATATACATGTAATGTTCTCAATCGAAAGTATATTTCCAACGCCCGTGGGGTGTGTCATACGTGAAAAAGAATTCACGGAAAAGGAACTTGAAATTTTTGATATGTATCTTAGTGATCCAATCAAAAATGGGAATCACGACTGTAATAATGAATCAACTCGTGAAATACGTGTTCTGGATAACGAAGGTTTGCAGGAACTAAAAAACGAACTGACTGAATATTTAAATGAGTTTTTCCAGTTGGTGTATAAACCAACAACAGATGTTAAATTGTATATCACCCATTCATGGTTGAATGCTACTAAGTATGGACAGATACATCCCCAACACGATCATGCGAATAGTTTAATATCCGGAGTTTTGTATATTAATTCTACTGATACAGATAACATATCATTTATACGATCACACCCTCGTCAGCCACTTGGTAGCTTTCATATAAACAGTTACGGTACTCGGTGGTCTTCATCGGAGCAAGTTTTTAGGGCGATTAAAAATGGTTTCGTCATGTTTCCATCTTGTTTAGCACATGAAGTAAGGGAACGTCAAGATACTAGTCAGGATGCAAGAATAAGTCTATCATTTAATACATGGTTTAAAGGCACAATTGGGGATGATCAAGCTGTATCAACATTGTCATTTTAGTTTGTTGGGGGTTCTGGCCACGTTACATTCATTAGTTCAACACCATCATCGGCGAGAATTGGGTTGGCAGTGAGAGTTATATCCCTTAGAGCTTGGCGATATGTTTTCCACTCTTCTAGTTTTTCAGCCGTCATCGTAGGGAGATCTGGTGAGAAAACCCAATCCGTATCAGCGAGCTTATAATTTCTCGCCAACCTAAGTCTCCTCATTGGTTGGAGTGCATATATTTCTGCAAACTTCGCATCAAATGCCTCTTTGGTGGGTTTCTCGTATCCTTCCGGAAGTATGAAAGATTCCCAGTCATCGACTGGACCATCTAAGTCGTAGTATGGTGGTTTTGGGTCCAATTCCTCGAATATCCTGTTCACTACGTAGTGCTTACTCATTTAAATTAGTTTAGATTATTTATGCTGTTCTCAACCACATATAGTTCACGACATAGGGTTGCATGATATCATGAGCGCTTCCATCACCAACAGTACCAGTTGCCCTGTAGTAATTTGCCTGAAGATTACCTCTTCGTATTGGTAAGGCGCTGTACTGACCAGTCAAAAACGAAAGCCATACACCGTTAGTCTGATTGTAACCAGAGAATTGTTTTATATCGTGGACGTGTGTTGGCAATTCGGCTTCCGTCAATGTATGTGTCTTCGCTCCACCAGTTTTTCCCGGTGCATCGAAGTCAGAGTCACCACTGTCTAGACTAACAATAATCTGACCCTGACCATACGCGACCCATGTGGTATCATTCAGATATGTCTGAGGGTTTGTATTCACGTTCGATATAAAGATGGTCCCCACTGGGAATACCACATTTACGAGATCAACCCCAAATTCTGTTGTATTTAAGGTACCACCAACTGTAAGATTGCTACTAACATCGATATCTCCAGAAAATGTTTGTACGTTTGTAGTCATATCTTAATCGTGGAAATTATTTATGCCGTTCTCTGCCACATATAAATAACAACATAGGGTTGCGTGATACTGAATGCGGTTCCACTACCCGTGGAGCCCGAGTTCTTGATGTAATTTGCTTGGACGTTACCTCTCGTAATAGATAGGGCTGCATAATTACCTGTAAAAAAAGAAATCCAAGTGCTGGCGTTTTCATTATAACCAGGGAATGACTTAAAATCGTGCCTATGGTTTTCCAACTCGTCTAGCGTCAATGTATGTGTCTTCGCTCCACCAGTTTTCCCCGGTGCATTGAAGTCAGAGTCACCGCTATCCAGACTAACAATAACCCTACCCGCTCCGTGTGCGGTCCAGGTAGTACCTGTCCATATGGTCCCAGGATTTGTACTCACGTTCGATAGGTAAACGGCCCCAACTGGGTATATAAGATCTACAAAATCTGACGCTATACCGGATGAACTTAAATTACCGGTGATTGAAACATCACCACTAACAGTGAGATCACCAGAAAACTTTTGCACGTTTGTAGTCATATCTTAATCGTGGAAATTATTTATGCTGTTCTTATCCACACGTAATTCACGATATAGGGTTGCATGACATTGTATGCGGTCGAAGTACCCGCATTACCTGAATATCTAGCGTAATTTGCTTGGACGCCACCTCTTCGAATTGGAATGCCTCTATAATTTCCAGTATTAAACGTAGTCCACTGACTCCCATTTTCATTATAACCTCCTTCAAAAGGGAATCCCCTCCTGTTGTGTGTGTGTGATGGCAATTCGGCTTCCGTCAATGTATGTGTCTTTGATCCACCAGTTCCACCCGGAGTATTAAAGTCAGAGTCACCGCTATCCAGACCCGCGATAGTCCTACCCGCTCCATGTGCTGCCCAAGTGGTACCGGTTAAATATGTTCCAGGGTTTGTACTCACATTCGATATATAAATAGCTCCGACCGGATATACGAGATTTATGAGATCAGCTCCGAAAGTTGATGCAGATATATTAGAAGAAACTGTAACATTTCCAGTCAAATTAAGATTACCTGCTATAGTTTGTATGTTTGTAGTCATCTAGTGTGAGTTCACATTTTTAATATCCAAATGTAATCACATCAGTGGAACCCTCTGTAATTTTAGTCACCGCGCCGTCTGCATGAGCTGACATGTATTCAATGAATACGTTATAATGACCCGCCGCTGCCATATCTGTTGTTGGTTTAAATGCTATCGTGGTTGTAGTGGGGGTGACAGTAGAGTCCCATGGATTTGTACTTGCCGAACCAAATATGGATATGGGACCAAGGGCTACATTTAGTGGCGTCCCCCCAGTCCAATGACCACCGCCACACTCTAGAGATAGAGTACTAACTTCGTCGTCACTCTCAACGAGATGTGCCACAACCTTAGCATAGAATACATGAGCGGTAAATGTGAGTTTAATTGTGGAGTTCGCTATAGTCTGACCACTATCAAGATCTCCCGTAAAGGAGT